GCTTGCGAACCTTCTACAAATTGTTGCTCTGCTAAATCTTCTGCTACATTTCTACCGCCATAACCTGCAAAACCACCACCTATTTGCGAAACTTTTGCTCTCTGTCTAGCAAGAGAGTCTGCTAATGTTCCTCTTTTCATAGCAGTTTCTTTAGCATAACTTCCAGGGTCTAACGCTCTAAGAGTTGATAGTTCCATTGGTTTAGCCATTGCAGAATCAAAATCTGAAACCCCTGCACGTTCAAACCCTTCCGCTAATGATTGTCCTCCAAATATATTAGGTCCTGCTATATCTTCACTTATAAACATGCCACTTTCAGGGTTAAACATATTTCTTAAAAAACTTTCTAATTCATTTTTTGAATACGTTTCACCAGTTTCTCTGTCAGCATACCCTAATCCTGGAGCAAAAACAAACCTATCTCCAGTTAAAATATCTGCCATTTCTTCTGTTGGTTGAAATCCTTGTTCAACAAAGTCTTTATAATCTTCAAATAAACCTGCATCAGACATATAAGGAGTAAACTCTGAAGAAGTAAATTCATATTGTTTAGGTCTAAATGTAGTTTGCACATCTGACATAAATGATTTTGGTAATAAATAATCTAATACGCTCATATAAATCCTTAATATACTTTAGGAGCTTGCGCTCTTGTCATAACTGGTTCTTGAGTTGAACCTAATAAATAGTCTTGTAATAAATTTTGCAATATTGGAGCATACATTCCTGGTGTAGATAATGCTGTAGCCATTTTACCACCCTCAACTAACGGTGTTGTTAAATTTTTTAAGTCTAATCCTGGTGTGTATGGTAATACAGTTGACTCTAAAGCAGATACTGCTTTTCCTAATCTAGTTGACTGTGGTAATGAGCCTTTTACAATATCTAATATATTCTTGTCTGCATTAGCTCTAGGTGCGCCTTGCATAATATCGCTGGCTATGCTTTGTGTCATTTCAGGAGAATCTAAAGTTTTTGTAAGAGGTAAAGTTTTTGCAGCAGATACAGCAGTTGGTACCATAGATACTAAGTTAGTTATTAAATCAGCTTGCTTTCTGCCTTGCAAGTTTTGTTTTAATTGAGCTTGTCCGCTCATCATACCACCTGTAAGATAGTCTTCTAAAAATGTTCCTTTAAATCTTGCGGGTATGTTAACATCTTTACCTGCATCTTTAATCATTTTTTTTAAGTCTTTTTGAGAAGTAGCAGTGTCTAAACCTCCAGCTATTAATCCAGCTACAGGATTAATCATTCCAATTCCTGTTTTAACTAATCCACCAAAGTCACCAAAAGTTTTATCAAAAAAACCAGTTCTTTTTGACGCTTTTTTTTGCATTTTTTCTAATTCTTTTTCAAGTAAATCAGTGGCCTCTCTAGCTCTTGCATCTAAATAATCTTGTTGCGCTCTCTTTTGAGCCAATCCTACTTTTGATGCTAAATTTTCTAATGCAAATGGTTGTGCCATTATTCTCCTTACAGTTCTGTGTGTAATTTATAAAAATATATTAAATATTCATAATAAATATTTTCTAATAATCCTAGTGTTTTGTGATATATTAATATTATTTGTTTAATACAATCCATTCCGAACCTGTACAATAACAAGTAACGCCACCTCTTGCAGTTATTGTAATATCGGACGCTCCACTTGTAAAAATTCTTTGACTTGCCCCTGCTGCTGGCGTTTCATCATGCTCTACTATAACTCTAAAAGAATCTGCTGTTGATTTTAACACATGAATAATTTGGCCTTGTACGCCACCTGAAAAACCGCCTACTCTAATATGCCCTCCTGATGTGTCGCACTCTAATACTGTTGTTGCTGATACGTTTATTGCATCTGATGACGCGGTTATTGTAGTATGTTTATATGATACAGTACCTTCTACGTCAAGTGTAGTAGTAGGACTTGTAGTACCAATACCAACATTACCACTAGAACCTTCTACAAATAATTGAGTATTTAAATTTATATCAATATCGCCACCATCACCTATTTGTATGTTATCTTGAGTACCATCTTCTACAATAGTAATAAATGCTTCATTACCTGCTTTTATTGTTACTGTATCAGTTCCAAAAGCAATTAGTGTATTAGTATCACCCTCGTGTGATATTAAACTTGCAGTAACAAGACTATCTGCTGTTAAACTTCCTGAACAATGAATATTACCTGTAACATCTAATGCTTCAGTAGGACTTGTAGTTCCTATACCTACATTACCCATAATATAAGTTCCATTAGCATCTAAATTAAATACAGAATCATCAGCAAATGAACCTCCAGTATGTATTTTAAATCTAGCATCTGAAGTAGACCCATCTGCTTTTAAATGGTCATAACCCATTATAAATTTACTACTTACCCGTTCGTTAAATCTTACTATTGAATCAGCCTCTTTGCTCATCATAAATACACTAGCTTGTTCTGTAGCATCTGGTGCGTTTAATTGTGTAACAATTAATAAACCATTTGACTCTAAATAATGTGAAGAAGAAGATGAGTCATAATAAAATTGGCCCCAACCTTTGCCAGCAGTATTGTCAGTCCCAATATCAAATGGAACAGATTGTAATTTACCATCTGCAGTATCAGTAGAATTTCTAAATGCTATGTTGCCTGATTTGTTTTGTATACCAACTGCTGATGTTCCGCCTGATTGTCTTAATAATATTTTATCTACAACAGGAGTGTTATTTGTTTTGGTAGACAGCTTTTTAACTTCGTCTTCTAATTTTCTAACAGTAGAAGCTATCTGTCTTAAATTTATACCAAGGTCTACACTATGCCATTTATTAGATTCTTTTACATATAACTTTAGCCCTTTTCTAGATGAGCGTATTGTTATATCCCCATTTTGGCCTTCAAGACGTTGTGGAGTACCTTTACCTAAAGTTATTCCTCTTGATTGTCTAATAGCCATTACTTAATACTTTTTTCTCTGTATACTATACTTATATCGTTTATTTGAAATGATGAATGTATGTACCCTAAATCATATGCAGTTGATAATCCTACTCCAAAAGTTAATGCTGAAGACAAGGTAGCAACTTTACTATCTTTATCATAAGCAGTAATTTTTCTTATTTGCCCTTGACCATTTCCGCTGTAAAAAAATATAGGCATACCATTATAATAATTGACAGTGTTAGAAGCATCCGATGCTAAAGTAATTGTAGAGCTTCCAGATGCACTGCCTGCAGTTAATTTTGAAACTTGACCTGCATTAGCATAACTAAACTGTAATGCTATTGAAAATACATTATTAATACTAGACGTTGGCTTTAGCCCTACTGTTATCCATTCATTTGTACTTGTTCCAGAGTTATATGCATCAAAACCTTTTGCGTTACTGTAATATGTGGTATCTTGAAATGTTCCTGTAAAATTATTAGAACCATTAGTTGCATAGTTTACTTTAATACCTGATACATAACTTTGACACTTAAATGTTACATATATTTTATAAATCTTTTTTCTTCTACTAGGGCCAGAGTAAGTACTTGTTGTAGAAGATGTTCTTGTTAAATCAAAATCTTTTGTTCTTAGTTTAAATTTTTCTGCAGCCTTTGTATGATTCCATACATCTCTAGCAGAATCGTCCCATACAGATATATTACCTAAATTTAATGCTTGGTCTGTTTGAGATAACATTATAAGACCGCCATTTTTAGATACAATCATATTACTTCTAAATATATTAGCAGGTTCTACAGGTACATTAGCATCATCTCCAGTGCTTTGTAACACAAGAGGTTGTCCAGGAATAGTAGAAGCAGCATCAGAACCTGTATGAGGAATTGTAAATGCATCTGTTATAGGAACATTTAATCTTATTGAATTAAATGGTTTGCTTGACTCATCATTATTAGCCATTATACCTCACTCTCTGAATTACCAAATACTACATCTCCTGGGTTAGATAATTGATACCAATTAAATAAATTGTCATGTTGAGTTACAGAACTGTTAGATATATCATATATATATCCACTGCTTGAAGCTCCTGAAATATTTGTTGTTAATATAATTAACTTGTTAGAGTATTTATCATAACCTACTATTACAGGTCTTTTAAAATCTTCATTAGTCAACCAATTGTCTATTCTAAATTTATCTGCACTTACATTACTTAATTTTTCACCATCATAATAATATATACCATTTGAATTAACCCAAAATATACCATCACTAGACTTTGCTATTTGACATGGATTTTTTACGCCTGCACCAGAAAATGTAGACACAAGTTCTTCACCTTCAGATGTTACTTTAATAACATATGCAGTTTTTTCTTTATACTGTATTAGTTTATCTCCTACAGATTCTAATGCTACAATACTTTCACCGTCAGACGTAGCTACATCAATAAAGTGTGTGCCATCATCTGGAAATGTGTCAAACTTATCTGTATCTGACCTTAACATTCTATCTGGAAATGTTTTGTCACCAATTTTTAAATTACCTATATATACTTTTCTATCTACAGTTGCTGTTGTTTTATATCTAGCAGCTAAATTTGTCCCTGCTTCGTACCCATTGTTTGCTTCATACGTAATAAGTGGTAAATTTTTAACAGTATCTCCAGACAAGTTTCCAGTTACAGTAGCTCTTGAATCAGTCGTTTCGGTTGCTCCCCACTCATCTCCATCTATATCACCTAGCCTTAAATTTTCTACATCGCTATCTTTAGCATGCATTATGTATGTACCTTCTTTTAAGTCTACATCATATAACATAATCCACTCTTCTGCTAAGCCACCTCCAACTATATCTACTTGTTTCATATAAATTCTAAAACCTTCAATACGTTCATTCCAACTATTATTTGGTGTTGTAGAATTAAAAATTCCTGTTCTAGAATTATTACATAAAAAAGCTATAGAAGATTTTGCAACGCCTTGAATTAATCTTAAATCAAAAGCATTAGTATGTGTCATTAATTGTTTAGCTGATTTTGTTACTGAAAATAAAATTAATTTTACTTTTTCTGGACTTCCACCATTAGCACCAATTACTTGTATAGCTAAAGGTACATCTGCATCAACACTAGTGTGTGTAGTTATAGTTCCAGTAAAATTAACCAAACCATTGCCTCCAGTAGGTTGTGGGACAGTTAAAGATTCTACTCCAGTTTTATTTGATTGGTCAGGACCTACTCCAACATATAATTTTACAGAAACTCCTGAGCAAGATTCAAACTTAATGTTAGCAGATATATCATAAGATGTTTGTGTAGAAACGGTAATATCAGAATCTTCGTAAAACAAATGTTCTTGATTAGCTACAGATTCACAAAAATTAGATACATGGTCGTAATTGTTAGGATTAGAAGTAGATAAAGCAGCTTCTGAACCAAAGCTAGAATTTGCGGTTATCCATCCCGTTGTGCTAGTAAACCCTTTATTTGTTAACACCTCATCAGCTTGTGTAGTCATTAGGGCGTTAGTAATGTCTGATTCTTGCATTTCGCTACCACCACCGTCATACAAATAAGACATGCCAAGTATATATTTATTTTTAAGATTATCATCCATAACCTCATCTTCCAATATAATTTCTTCAGTTCCTTCGCCTGGGTAACTAATAGCGTCTGAATCTCCTATTATTTTAACTTGACCATCTGAACTTCCAAATCCTATTATTTCAAAAACACCATTTAAAGATGCTCCTGAAGTATCTTCAATACCAGCATTTGATATTGATAAAAATTTACCAACTGCAAAGCCATATTTTGGTAATGTAACATCTATAGCAACAGTATCATTTAATGAATCTGCAATCGTTAATATTAAATGAGTTTCTGTAGATGTAGTAACTGAACTTACTGTAGTTCCATCTACTAATGTAAATTTAGTATCTTCAGATATATCATTAATATTAATACCTAAACTAACTTTTTCTGGCTCATCTGGGTATAAATTACTATCAAGTAATGTAGAGTCATTTGAAGATATAATGTTTTGGTTATATACATTTAAAGCTCCATACTTAGGCGCTTCTGGAACCTGTATGTCTTGTACCCATCTATTTATATCTGTATTAGCTCCTGCTTTTTTAAGCATAGGACGCTTAATGTGAGTGAATACTTTAGGTACATTAATTTTAAATATTACAGAATTGCTATCATGGTCTTCTATTTTAGTTCCAAAACGTCCTCTTTCTACAGTTATAGAGCTAGCATTTGAAACTGTTACTTTCATAACCTCAGAGTCTATTTTTATATATTCTCCTACAGATAGCCCATGTCCAGCGTCTACATTAAATGACGTAGTAGAATCTGATGTGATAGCTATTGCAGTTTCAGATGTTATTTGTTTTTCACCAAAATTAGCGTCACAAACTCTTAGCCCATTATCTGCTTTATAATAAATAGGCTTTACACCTTTTACATCTAATAAATTTTCACTATTACCATCTGTACCAGTATTATGTACAGTACCCATAGATATAAGAGAATCTTTCCAAGGCCCATAATCTGTTCCTTCAAAATTATCTGTCCATATATCTATATCTGCCCCATCATTAACACATATAAATTCTGTATTAACTTCATTAGGGCCAGTATTATTAGCAACACTTGTATTATTAAAATCATAATCGTGTGTAAATGAAAATAGCCCATGACCTGACGATATGGGCGTTTCGTTATCAAACCTATCTTGACCTTCACTATCTGTAGGACTTACAGGAACATTTTCTGCGTTTACTGTAACAAACGAAGATTTACCATTACCTGGCATTGTTACTCTACCTACATTAGAAACATCTACATTAGTAGCCTCTACTAATTGATTGTCTTCTATATCTCTTGGGTCAGCCTTTTTGTTGATACCACCTTCAAAAGCTTTTATATGGTATACTTGTTTAGGCATCTAGTCTTCTATTAAAGCTTCCTTAACTACTTCTTCAACAGAATCCCAGATAGCGTCTAATATTTTAGCTTCTGTTTTTTCTGATATAAATGGAATGTCTACATTCTCATTCATTTTGTTAATCATTTTTTCTTTCATTTCGTCATTGAATATATATCCAGCAACAATTTTACCAAATCCTGACATTAGTAACTCCTTCTTTTAGCTTTCATAGGTTTTCTTTTAGCTTTCATAGACTTCTTTTTTGCTTTAGGTCTACCTCTTTTGCTTCCATATGTTCCTTTACCCATTGGCATAGTTTTCTCCTTTTGTTTACTCGTAGTTTCTGTTTTTTAAAAATCTTTCTTTAAGGCCATTACCACTTAATGCAGCAAGTATTTCTACAATTGCTCTATAGCTTGCTTTAATATCTTTTTGTTCTAACTGCATTTGTTTTTGAGAATCTATAAGTTTGATAACAATACTTTCAAACCTATCATTAGCCTCATCTAAATCTCTCTTCAAATCGTCTTGAATCCAGTTGTTTTGTTTCCATATAAAAAAACCAAATGCCATTGTCATTGCAACTGGCACTCCAAACTGTTCTATAACTTGTAGTATATCCATCTTACATTCTAGGAACTGATAAAGCTCTTACTCCACTTTTTCTATGAGGGTATTGTTTAATAGTTCTTTCATATTTACTTCTATAGTAACCAGCTCTTTGCAGGTCACCCATATCTTCTAATAGTCTAGACTTTACATAATCTATTATTGAAGAATGTAATGAGGTATCTAATCCAGAGTTAGCTTTTAAATCATCTGTTACTTCTTCTACTTTACCATACTTAGAATGAGTATGTATACGTAGACCTCCTGTAACACTACTACCAGAATATGTATCATACTTATCTATTGTGGTTTCAGTTGTGTCGCTAACATCATTAGATATAACTTTGCATACTAAAGCTAATCTTTCATCGTCATTATACCATGCAAAATAACTATTTGGATAACTTCTTTTATTTGTAGCCATTTATACTCCTATTTACATGCAACAAAAACTTCTACATCACAAGCGGCTGTATCTGCTGTTGCTGTAACATTCACTAAATCTCCTAATGATACGCTTAATGCACTACTATCTGCATCCATAGTATCTACTACACCACCAGACAAATCACCGTTATATATAAATGTTTGGCCTTTGTCTAATTTAACAGCAAACTCATCATTGTTTTCATTTTTAAATAATAAAGTAACATGATTAGTGTCATCTAGGTTAGTGATACGAATATATAAAACATCACTTTCAATAAATGTTCCTGCAGCTACAGCTGTAGACATTGCAAGAATTTCTACTTCAGAAGCAGGCACATCAATAATTCTTCTTGATACTGTTGCTATAGAAGGAATTGATAAAGTTTGTGTACCACCTTGGTTTTTACCATTTAGTGTTATTGACTCAGATATTGTAACTGTCATTGTTGAGGCTGTTACTGTACTTGCCATTTTTTACTCCTATTTTAATGAATCAGACGTTTCGTCTGTATCATCTTTTAATAATCTATGTGAGTCTGCCAACATAGGTATTCTCACATATCTATCATTGTTATCTAAAATTTCAACTCTTGTTACATCTATAACAGAGTCATCTAATTTATACCATCTTTGTTTTGAATTTAAATTTTGTATTTTTTCTGTAGTATAATGTTGAACTTTACCTGACATATCCATTAGTGCGTCATTTATAAGTTGTACCATATACTGTTCGGGTTGCCTTCCCATTGTATATTCTATTTGTTGTATTAATTCTTTAACGGTCATCTCTACCTCCACTAGTAGTAGCAGGAACTGCTTGTCTTGGAGCTTGAACACTTGCAACGCCCATCATCTGTAAAGCCTGCGTATAATCTTGTTTTAATGCTGTAATCATAGGAATATAAAGTTCTGTATCTTCTTCTGAAGCAAGTAAGTATTCAGCCATTTTAATTGCAGCATATAAGACTACAATATACTCCATATCATTAGATAAATTAGCTATAGCACTATCACCATGCGCTATTTGTGTAAGTGGTAAAAATAATACTTCTGCAGTTTGACTAGCAGTAGGGTCTGGAAATACATTAAGTACAGAGTTTTTAATAAAATACACTGGGTCTGTTTCTTTTGCATGCATTAAATCATTTGTATCTGTAACTCTAGAAGCCAACACAGGAGACACTTGTCTACATATTTGATTAAAACCTTTTGAGTTTTTTCTTGTTACAGCCATTATAGGACCAATAGTATTTGTATTTAATGCAAGTGTAGAAGATGAATTGTTAAGTTCTGTATGTGTAACACATTCTAATAATTTATCAGGAGGCAAAACATTATACAGTTGTTTAAGGCCATCTCTTAAAAATTGTTCCATAGCATCTGTATCTATTGATATTGCTTCTCCTACTAAGTCTTGTAATTGTGCATTAAATGTTGCCACTATCTTCTATTCCTATCTGCTATATCTTGGTCTATAGTTGTTGTAGTAAACTCTACTTTAGTTTGTCCACTCCAAGTTTTTCTCATGTTTATATATTTACCTATATCTCCAGAGGTTTGATTAAAATCTTTTTTATGTTTACAACTTCCTGGTTTTACTGTTTTTTTACAGTCTTCACAGTATATAAATATAGCCATTATATTTTAGTTCTCCCAATTGTTTTATCCATACTACTCTCCTGTAAAAGTGCTACTAGCTACTAATGTTTGTGCTTCTGTTTTAGTTAATACACTAAAGTTAGGATAGTCTAGCCCATAACCTAGTTCCATAAGCTCTGTAAGTATACCGTCTTTCATAGACCATTCACCTTTAATAATAACATAAGATTTATCATGTGAATATCTAGGCGGTCCTACTTTTCCTGCCATTATAATATCATTCCATGTAGGTGCTGACATATAATTAGTAGTAAATGTACCATCTTCATTTTCTGTTTCTGATTCTACTATAGGGTATAACC